AGAGGAGACAGAGAAGCAGCAAGAATGGTAAAATCTACCATTATGAAAATTAACAGATAATTTTAATCTGGTAGTTTAAAGTGAAGCAGAGATAGTAAAATATCTCTGCTTCATTATTTTTTTGCTAATAATTATAGATCAATCTGGAGATATAAAGTGTTAAAAGTAATACATTCTGGCAATGCAATGCCAATGAGCTTACCAGTAGATCCTACGGCAGAATTTCAACCTGGAACTTTTGCGCAGCTTAGAGTAATTGGAAATGATATAGTTGCAGGAGTTTCTGATGGAACCGCACCAATAGGAATAATAGATGATGCTCGTGTTGCAGCTTTTACTAAGTCTCAGATTGATGAAATAGTTCAAATTCAAGTTTCAGAAGCATCAATTGCTGTTGATGATAATGGAAAACTTGTAAATTCAGCTGAGGTTAGTAGTCCACTAAGTAACCCACACATAATACAATCTAGTTTTATTTCTGATATTTCCGTATTTTTAAATTATGTAAATGGAATAATAACAGTTCCAGTTGGAACGGAATTAAACTATGATTTTGATGGCGATGGAATAAATGATGGATTTAAAATTGTAGTAAATTATATATATAGAGTTTCAAATAGACCAGGCGATGATACAACATTATCAAGCGGAAGAGTAACAATTCATTATCAGCGTGGAATTTATGCAACAGATCAGTTTGACACAACTCAGGTTTATCCGCTAAATGCAACACTGTATATTGGTCTTGATGGACACCTAACAACAAAGCAACCAACCGAAAATCATCCGGGTGTTGCAATTGTGACTGGCCCACCATCAGCAACCCAAGGAACCTTGGAATTCCTATTATTATAATATCTACTATTATTCCTCTAATTATTTAAGTGGAGTTTTTATGAAAAGATGGGCAAAAGAAGATAGATATTCTTGGGAAAATAGTGAGGTAATGAGAGAGTTTGAATCAAAAATTCTTTCTAATTATTCTTTTCTCGAAAAATCAGCTGCGCAAAAATTAAGTCCACAATATAATCAGCAGCTAAAAGATGCAGTTCAATCAACAAAGGAATTGGCAGAAGCAACAAAAAATTTAAATAAAGAAATGTTGGGAACATCTTCTGCTGCAGATGACGGAATGAGCACAAAAGAATGCCAGTGCAATGAGGCTGAAGATTGTGCCATCTGCAGAGGAAAAGAGGATGATTACTCTGATGATGAGGTAATAATGGCAAAGGCCAGCATTTTAATTGATTTAAAAAAGATGGCAAATGATGCCATAAGATCTGGAAATATAAAATTAGCATATAAAATAGAGAGAACAATCTCTGAGGTTGAAGAGGAATAAAATGATAAAGAGAGCTTCATCATCTGAAATATTTGATCTTTACGCTGCAAAAATGATATCAAAAAGAGCCGGGTTGAGACTTCTTGATGATCTTTTTGATGCTGCTAGTAAAATTGGTACAAAATCACTTGATGATGGAGTATTGGATGTTATAAGTACTGGAAATAAGCTTGGTAATTTGGAGCTTGATTCTGGCATAAAAGCAATATCAAAAATAGATGAGGTTGAGGCTACTACTAAAATAAGAAATTTAGTACATAGCGCACATATTACAGAGGGTGCAGAAGAAATATTAAAGGCTGCAAATAAAGCCGGATATGCTGAATCTGATGTTATGAAATTTTTAGAAACATATGCTGATGACTTTAAGAAAATGTCATCAGATTATGATTTACTAACAAAATCAGGGGCACCAACAGAAGCTCAAATAGTTAAGTTTGTTCAAGAAAATGAAAAAGCAATAAAATTCTTCAATCAATTTGAAAGCGCTGGAATGCAAAGAGTTTTGTCATCAGACTTTGCTGAGGCAGGCGAAAGAGTTGCTAGATCTGGCAAAAAAGATGTTTCTATGGCTGACGCTGGAATTGGCGGTCCAGTAAGGCGTCCTAGAGATGGTGGCACTACAAATACTCAGCCTGGAGGCCGTGGCAATACAAATACTCCGCCTACTCCTAATTCTACTTCTAGTAAGGCTGATAATTTTGCAACAAATGTTGGAAATGTAATAAGCATTACAGGTCTTGTAACACAGTTATCAATAGCCGGAGCTGTTATAGCCGGCACAATAGGAGCATGGAATTATATCTCAGGAAAGGTTGCAGAAGCAACTAGAACATCAGAAGAGCATTTTCAAAAAGTAAAAGATGCAATTGGATGTATTGATAAAATTGAGTTAGAGCCAGGAAGTCCTGCGGTAGAACAAAGAGAAGAAATAAAAGAAAACTTAAGAAAAGTATTGATGATTGAAGATCTTGGAAATAATCCAGATAATGTTGAGGCAAAAGCAATATTTGATAGTGGCATAATAGCAACAAAAGATCTTATGGGTAGTGGAAAAGGATCACTTGCAGTATTTGTTAAAACAATCTCAGAGCATCCAATGGATAATCTTCAGGGATTTTTTAAGGGTAACAAATATACTTCTGTTGGAACAGGAGCACTTGCTGGTGGCCTAGCAGGCTTCAAAATGCAAAAGACGCTGGTTGGTGCGGCAATTGGAGCAGCAATAGGTGGATTTGCAGGATATAAGTTCTTAGGTGATTATTATGATGATGAAGTAACCTGTGTTTTAGAAGCCGGTGATGCAATAAAGAAAATTGATGAGGCAATTTCAAAATACCTTGGAGTTAGCGGTGCCGATGGAGCAGAAGAAGGCGGTCAGACTGGCGGTACAGCTGGAGCTGGCGGTAAGGGCACACCATCCGGTACCCGTCAAGATTCTGGCGCATCAACAGATGACATAAGCTTTCTAGAGAGGATCCTTTCTGTTGGTGCCACAAGAAAATTAATTGGCATACCAGGATTTGAGCTAACAAATGAAGTTAAACTAACCGAGTCATATATTATGGCTTGCGGTGGTACAAGAAATGCCGCAGAAATAGTCTTAATGAAAAATCCAAATATAAAAAATTGGATAGATTACATAAGATCAAATGATCCGGCCCTAATAACAGCTCCAGTTGATGAAAATCTTTCAAAAAATAAATCAGGAAAATCTCTTTTACAATCACTATATCTAACAATGCAGGCAACATTTAAAAATGCAGTTAGAGGAAACCGCAAGCCTTTTGGCTTTACTCCAGGTAAAGAAGAGTTATCTCAACTAATAAGAGCACAGCTTGCAAAAGAAGGAATTAATATTATTTCACAAGCTTCAAAAAATAATTTAAATAAAATGAAAAAAACATCAAATTCTATTAATAATCAAGAGTTAATACGAAAAGCTGCTGAAACAAGAGTTTCTTATTTTGGAGATGCCAATTTGGGTCTCAAAGAACAACTTACTAAGTCTTATTATGCTGGTCTAACTGACATGTATAATGAGAAGCCTCAGAAAAGATCTTCTGACTACAAAGATCTTTATGGTTTTCAAGAAGAAACCGGAGAGGACCTCGTCCTACAGAGTCATCCAAAGTCAGTTACTTTGGCAGACGCAATGGGCAAAGGAGGCTTGGTAGAAAACGGCTTAGAACAGAAAGAAAAGTCAACATATGTTGCTTTAACCACACCAAGTGGTAATTTCCAATCTAAGTATGCCTCAACCATCGGATATCTTAATAAACTAGCAAAAGCAGCCGATGATCAGGGCAAGAAAGAAGTTTCAAAACTTATTAGACAGACAATTCAAAAACTAAAATAATTTAGGAGAATTTTAATATGGCACTCAAACCACTCACTCCTGGCTACCTTCCACTCGGCCAGTACGACCTTCTCGATAGCTTCGCAGCCAACTTTGTTGGTGGTGAAGTTGGTATCTTTGCTGCAGATCCAGGCAGCGATTACTACGCTGCAGATGCAGGCGGTTCTTCAGTATCACCAGACACCAAAGTACGCGGTGGCTCAGCAACCTCTGGTCGATTCTTCGGCTTAGTTGACGAAGGTACTGCTGGATATGGAACCTACTACGGCTCTGTAATCGGCGGAACAGTCGGTCAGGGCACAGGATTCGCTTCTGGTGTTGCTTCATCTTCTGCCTCTGGCGTAGTAGTTGTAGGACCAAGAACTTCATTCGGCTCAGGAAAGGCAACCCTTTGGACAATGCCAGGTCTTTATGGCGTTACAGCTGATACCTTCCTATCAACAACCGGAACAGATCTTCCAAGCGCTATACACGATCCTGTATACGGAAAGGCAAATTCTGGCTCAAATACAGATGCTGGTAAACTTACCAAGGATTCTGCTGGAAATGGTCAGCAGGTCGCAGTATTCCTAAATACCGTTGCCGATGCATCACTTGTTTCAACCTCTGCTGCAGCAGCAACTGGCTCAGCAGCAACAACCGAATACTACGCCGTATACCTCATGGGTCCACGCTAATTTACTGAGTAATTAAGGAGAAAAATAAAATGTCAAATATCTTCAATACACACGGCGAACTTAATGCCGGTAACGTAAAAGAGGCCCTTCAGCAGATTGTCAAGTACGCTTCAATCATCGAAGAGCTTCAGCCATCAAATGCAGTAATTGCTTCTGGCCCATCACTCAACGATGACCAGCGCGACGAAATGATCAAGCAGGCTCTTCTTACTCAGGAAGGCAAAGTAGCTCTCGGTCAGGCAATGGCAACCCCAATCCGCCGCAACTTAGACTACTCAGGCGTTGGCCGTAAGGCTCTCGTTGTCGATCCACTTCCACAGGGCGCTCTCCCAGTCTACGACCGTGACATTGATGTTGCTGCCGTTGTTATCTCTTCAAATGGTTCCGCTCCAGAAAGCCGTGTTTTCGGTGATCGCGTAACTGTTCCAGAGTTCGAAATCGTCAGCAATCCAACCGTCCGTATCGCTGAAGTCAAACGTCGTCGTTTCAACGTCATCGACCGTGCCCAGCAGAAGGCTCGTCAGGAAATCCAGGCCCAGGAAGACGCCAACGTCTTTGCAGCCCTTGATTTCGCAGCTGACACCTCAAAGGGTGGCGAGAACACCAACCAGAGACTCGACCTCACTGACTCAACCGTCAGCGGCAAGCTCTCAAAGAATGGTATGCTCTCACTCAAGCGTCAGATTGACCGTTGGGACCTTGTCACCTCCAAGTACTTCATGAACATCAACGAGTTCACTGACATCCTCAGCTGGGAATCAGCAGGCTCAACAGGCGCTTCTCAGGTTGACCCAGTCACCCAGAGAGAGATCCTCCAGACCGGTCTCTACGGCCAGATCTTCGGCGCAGACATCATTGTCTCCAAGATCGTTCCAGCAGGCAAGGCTTTCGCCACCGCAGAGCCAGAGTTCGTCGGTGTCATGCCAGTTCGTCAGGACATCGAAGTCCTCCCAGCAGACGAGCCAAAGCAGCTCAAGCTCGGTTGGGTTGTCTCTGAGATCGTCGGTATCGGTATCGTCAACCCACGCGGTGTTGCTTCAGGTACCATCCAGGGCTCAGAATCTATCTAATTAATTAGGTAGAATCCTAGTAAGGCCAGGTAGGGAAACTTACCTGGTCTTATTTTTTTAGTAAAATACTTTTATGGTGCAACATGAATAAAAAAGAAATGCAAAATAGGATAAAATTTTCACCAGCATATAAAAAGAAAATTTTAGAATCAAAACCAACATCAATATCCAGAAGAGAGCAGAATTATATTGATGATTCTGATTTAAAAAAAGAAAATGTTATTTCTGATTTTTTTGAGTTTGAAAAAGAACTATCTGAATTAAAAGCATCAAATAAAACAGATTTTAGTAACGATGAAAATAGTTAGAATTAAAATTATTAATTATTGATAAACACTATAATTTTAAATTTACAAATAAGATGTTTTATTTTTTCTATTTATATTTTAATACTATAAAAGAATAGATATAATCAGATTAGTAGGAACAATGGAAGAAAAAAAATTTATAACATCAGATTTATCTTTAGCTGCATTTTTAACAATGAAAGGTTTAACATTATCTCGTTGTAATAAAACTGTAACAGGAAAATTTGAATTTATTTTTGATGATCCAGATGAAAAAGCTCCTGGATTATCAATGAGTTATTTAAATAGCGAATTTTGTAAATTTGATAATCATGTAAGAACATTAAAAAAAATGTTGTATAAAAATTAAAAATACACCATTTTCTACTAATATTTTTTTGCAATATTACAGTTAGTCATAAAGTTAGGTCTTAACAATTCAGGGAGAATAACTTATGGCAAGAATTTTACAAACTGGGTTTGAGTTTCCTGGAAGTGGAACAGCAATAGCAAGCGGCACTTATGTCGGCCTACAGTCAATTTCTGCTGGAAATGTTCCATCATTAGGTATTCCAGTATCATCAAGCAGTAATCAATTATTTAAGGTACCAGCAGGTTATTCTGGCTCCTATACCGCCCATAAGTCAGTTACTGGACTAGGCGGCTCCTCATATTTAATTGCATCTGGAAGCAGCACAACAACAACTGTTGGTAGTTCAACAGTTTCAATAAGAGAAGGGTATTTTGGCTTTGGATATAGGCAAGTAAACTCTGCTGGTGTTGGAATAAAATTAGAGGCAAAAGATTCATCTTCACTTACCTTATTTGGTCTTTATATATCTGGTGGAAATTTTCAAATTGTTAATGCTGGATTTGCAGCTTCGGTAGCATCTACGGCAGTTTCTTTTGATACCTCAATCTGGTCATGGGTAACTTGTGATTTTAAAATCCATCCAACTGATGGTTATGTAAAGGTCTATGTAAATTCAATTTCTGGAAACTCAGTTCCACTTGTTCAGGCCTCAATTGCTTGGGGCGCTACAAACGGTATAAAAAATGTTTCTAATTTTGCATTTACAGCACAAAACGCAACATCTGGAGTATATCTTTTAGATGATTTTGTTGTTAACTCAAAGAGCATATCTTTTATATCTTCATCTGGCTCTATAGTATCTGGAAATACTATAACTGGAGCAACAAGTGGCGCAACTGCAGCTGTAACCGCAGTTGAAAATTATGATTCAACATATGGTGTTGCAAACGGTGGAAGATTAACTATTCACTCTAAAACAGGAACATTTGTTGATGGAGAAACAATATCAAATGGTTCTGGTTGGTCCGCAGAAATTCAGCTTGCTGGTGGCGGTGAGGCAGGTCTAGATCTAAACTCTGCAAAACCAGGAGAAACATATTTGCTCGGTCTTTCTCTTTCCGCAGATAGAACAGTAGAAATGACTGGCTCCGATGGAAATCAAACTGATAATTATGCATTATTAAATGAGCAAATTGCAGATGATACAACATATGTTGAAGCACTCGGTGTTTCAACTGCAATGGATTTATATGAGCTTGAAGATATAACTCAAAATGCAACAGTAATATCTGCAATTTCTGTAAACACAAGACTTAAAAAATCAGGAGAAATTAATTCAGCAATACCAGCTATAAATTTAAATGGAACAACACAGTATTCTCCATCTGTTCTTGATATATCAACAAATCTTTCTTATAGAAAAAAGCACTCAATTATAGAGATAAATCAAGCAACAAATGATCCATTTTCAAAACAAGAAGTTAATGATTCAGCAATAGGAATTAGATTTAAGTAAGGGAGGTTAGCATGGCTGGAGATGCTAACAACTCTCAGGCATTTATTGAGATATCTTATATAGATCCTCTTGGAGATGCATGGTTAGGTGCCCAGATATTTGCAGAGGTTGCAGTAGAAGATACCGTAACAACTGGAACATATGGCTCAGCAACATATACAGAGCTTTCAATAGAACCACAAAACGATGGATTTAAGCAATCACTAGCAAACACTGAGATTGCAATACTTGGAGAAAATGGTTTTATTTGGTCAAGGGCAAATGCCGAAATTGCAATAGAAGAACCTACTAATAGAATAATAAAATCAAGTTTTGCAATAGAAGTTGCGGTTATAGAACAAGTTACAGATCCAATAAATAATAACCAAGGAAATAACAATATGGCTAGAACATTTAA